CTTTCAAGACCTATTACAATATCACTTAGTTGTCCTATACTTGCTGAACCTCTTAATTGTGATAGTGATGTTGCTGCTCCCTCTTCATGTCCTTTGCCATCTGGTCTTCTCAAATGAGACACAACCATCATAGCAACACCAGTCTCTTGAACAAGAGTTCTAAGTCTAGTCATGATTTCATCTAATGCTCTTCTCTCATCACCATGACTTTGGTCTGATACAATAATACTAACATGGTCTATAACAATATACTTACAGTCTAAACCTTTAGCTAAGAACCTAACTCTTGATACTATATTATCAATAGAGTTAGAACCAAAATGGTCAAACATAAATACTCTACCAGTACCTACTGTCTTATCAAAATAAGTTTTCATTTCTTCTTTACTTAAATGTACATCAGGTAAATGTAATCTTTGATTTGCTTCTATACTCATCAAACCTTTTGAAGTTATTACTGGTGTTTCTTCTAACATTAACAATCCAATATTATCTTGTGTTGATTTAATTATATGATGTACTATCTCTCTCATGACTTGAGTTTTACCTAAGCCACTACCTGCAGTAAATGTAACTAATTCAGATGGTCTGATACCATAAGTTATTTTATTTAATTCTTCAAATGGATATTGTACAAATGATTTAATAGTTGGTTTTGTTATCTCATCAAATAAACTATTAGCATTTATAATTCCATCTGGTGCAAATATTTTTGCTTCCCAAAAAGCTTTTACATAAGCTTGTATTTTATTTTTACTTAAACAATCTGAAGCATCTTTATATTCTTCTGGTAAATGCATTATCTTACATTTCCCTGGGCTAAATAATTCAGCTACCTTTAATGCTCCTTCTTTACCTTGTTCATCATTGTCAAAATTTACAATGACATTATCAAATTGTTCTAACCAATCTAAACTATTCTTAACATCTTTAACTGCTGAAGTAATTCCATTCTTAATACTAACTACTGGTGTCTCATACTTATCTGTCTTAAACATTTGATAAGCTGATAGACAATCTAATTCTCCTTCAGTTATTATACAATATTTATTTTTACTAAATAGATGTTCACCAAATAATCCAGAATGTTTTGTATTACCTTGAATACTAAATTCTTTTAACTTTGTAAACCTAGTTTTAGTTCCTATCTTTGCACCTTGTTTATCATGATAAGGATAGTAATGATTAGTTATATTACCTACACTATCAATCTTAACAGTCACTCCAAACTTCTTACAAGTTTCTGCTTTTATATTTCTATCTATGATTTCAGCAAAGTCTGATTGTCCTACAAAATCTTTCTTCTCATGTTCTCTGTTAACTATTGTAGGTTCTTGTTCTAAATTATAATCTCTTATGTATTCTTGACATGAGAAACAGTAAGCTGAGTTGTCAGCATTAACAGAAACTGCATCACTACTACTACATAATGGACAAGGTAAGTGATACTTTACAAAGCCATTTTTATTTTGTTCATTCATTTGCACCCTCATTAATTTAAATTCCTTTCACATAAAAAAGGAGAGCCGACCAACTACAAGCCGACCCTCCTAGGAGTAGAAAAATGACAGCCATATTTTTTATGACTGCTTGACTATACTAAAATTCCTTTATGTTGTCAACACTTCCATTAGAAGTATTTCCTGCTTCAACAGTAAAGTCCTCTTTAGGTGTATACTCTATTAAGTCTAGTACTTGGACAGCTTGTAAGTCTAACCCTACACCCTTCTTACCTTTGAAGTTCCATTCGTAAGGTTTATACATCACCTTAACTCTGCTACCATTACCGACTATTTTATCTAATGGTTTCTTATCTGCATCCACTAATTGTGGTTGCGTATTTTTATCGCCATTAGCTTTAGTAACTTTTCTTTTAAATCTAACTATATTAGATATAGTTTTCTCATCAACAGTTGTTTCTGCTAGTGAAATTCCTTGACCTTTAAAGTCCTCTGCGTCTTTAGAATCAACTGCTAAATCAATTCTCCACATAGGTTCAAACTTTTCGTTTGGTCGTGTCAGAGAAGCCCAATAAGCTGTGCCTTCAATTATCGCCATATGTTTATTCCTTTATTGTTTATTATTAATTTATCATTTTTCATAATGAATGTATAACATAAATTACTCATCCTTGTCAACACTTTCAGAGTCTTTATTTTCTTCAATGTTTTCAAGTACTTCGGTTATCTTTTCATCTATTACTCTTTTGATTGTTTGTTTTTTGTTGAGTTTCTTCTCAAGTTCTGCAATCTTTTTACCTGTTGATTGCACATCCTGATTAGCTTGTTCAAGCTGTATCAAAATTTTTTTAATTCGAGAATCTTTTTCTTCTATAGTATCAGTTAACTCTTTCTTATCTTTAGTTAAATCTGTTATTGTATTTTTATATTCTCTAAGTAAATCTTTATCACTCATTTAAATTTTCGCACCCCTTGTTTTATTGTCATCTTGTTTAATCTTTTAATTGCATCACCTGATTTAGTTAATCTTATCCAATTAACTTTAGTATCTTCAGGTAATATCTTTAAAAAATTATATGCAGTCCACTTATAAATATCTTTTATCTTTCCTTTATGAGTATTAATTGTATCAATATGCCATACATTTTTACCACTATCCCAATCAAATCTTTCTACAATTCCTGTCTTCTTAAATCTTTTTTCAGCTTCATCACTAAGAAAAGCCCAGTTAGTAAATGCATAAGCAACACCAGTAGTTTCATATTTAAATAAATGATACTGGTCTAATGCTATACTTGGTATTATATAATCAGCTAGTTCTTTGTTAGTCATATGTTGCCATATATACTGGTCTTTATATAACCTTATAGCTTCTTCTAAGTCTTCTCTTTTATTCATAACTATTTAAAAGTACCTACTATCATATGAAATAATATGTAACCCATATAAAATAATAAACAATAACCAATTATCTTTTCGTATATACTAAACATTAATCTAATCCAGTTATAACTTTCTTAACAATACTTAATGGAATATTTTTTGGTTTTTTATTAGATGAACAACCAGTTAATAGTATTACTGTTATACTTATTAACATTAAAAATAAAATTACTTTTTTAAATATCATCATAGCTTATAACATCCTTCACTAAACAATTCTTTAAGAGGAATTACAACGCATTTACTTGCTCTGTAATCTCCTATGTTTTTTGTGTGTGTCTTCTTATATTTATTAACAATCTTTTTTAATCTTGATACTCTAAATACTAACATACAATGTTCATTGTTATCTAATTCTAATACATGAAACCACCATTTAGATTCTGTTTTAAATATCCCACTTGGTTTATCTCTGTATTCATATTCAATAGCAATGTTGCCAGTCTTTCTCCACCAACTCCTCTCAGTTTTGATTTCTATCTTACCACCTTTAAGTAAGTTCTCTATTCTTTTTTCTCGTATCTGTCCATACTCTAAGTCTAAATCAAACTTTGTATTCTTAGCCATACTAATTATTTCTCATTGTTGGGTCTTCATGAAAACTACAAATGTAATGCGTAAGAAACTTATTTAAATTCTTACCTCTAAATAATTTCTTTGCGTTAGCTTCTCTAAGTTGATTATATTTTTTTACTATGAATGAAGGTTCTAAATTTGCATAGTCACAAATCAAACAAAAATGATGGTCTTTAATATCAAACCAATCTCTTGCGTCTTTAATTATATTATCTCTTGCGTTTCCCCATGCATGAATATCAACATCAAGTGCATCCATGATTGCTCTAACTATAACACATCTGTACATAAGTACGCATGGAGTTATAGCTGAACCTTCACCTTGACTTGTGTTAATACCTTGAGGAGTATCTCTATTCAATATCATGTTTCATTTTATCAAACAATTTATCTATGAGTTTCTTTTTCTTATTCGGTACAATCTTCAAGTGAAACTTTTTTCTTTGTAATAGGTGTGCTATTGGATTTCTCAATTTTATTTTTGTATGTTTCTTCATCAATTTCCTCAACAGTATGTCTATTAACTTTAGCTTCTCTTTCAATTATGTTTGAATAATTACTCCAGTTCAAATTCTTTTTTACATCTTCTAATGTACTGCCTGAATTGTAATAATCTTCTACACATACATTAACTGTTACCCAAGATTTTTTCAAAAAGAATTTACTACTCATATATATGTCCTCTAAAATGTTTATTGTTTTGTGAAATGCTGTCTTATAAAATGACAGTATCTCTATTATACAAGTAAACATTTGCCAAGTGAACATTGTAATAAAATATTTTTTATCCAATAATATCAATGGTTTAAAGTACATTTGTTTGGTCCTTTCACCTGTAAGTTGTATTGTTAATTAAGCTGGTTGATGTCCACATTCTAAAAATATCTTCCAATCTTTTCTATCTATAAATTTACATAAATCAAACTTCATCATTGCAGTTTCATAACCATCAGCATTTATGAATAAATGTAAATCATGTTTAACATTATGAAACATATAAACACTATTTGTTTTATCTTCACTATGTCCACAATCTTCATGTTCATAATTTTCTAAATCATCTATTGCTTCATTCCACTCTTTAGTTTTCTTTTTCTTTTTTGTCATTAGTATATCTCCTTTGATAATGATTTCATTACTTGTTCTTTAATAATTGATTTAACTTTTTTATTTCTAGTACCTCTACCAAAACCCATAACTTCAACATGAGTATCAAACCAATCATTAGTTTCTTTTTCTTTATTTATTTTTTTCTTTGTCATTTTTCTTTTAGTCATTAAGCTACCTCCTTTAATAATTGTATTGCTCTTGCATGGGCAGGATGTCTTTTAATATATCCTTTCCATTCTATGTATCCCAACATTTGATAAACACCACTCTTTGATTTCATATTCATAAAAGATTTTATCTCATCAAATGTAGGCATGATTTCATTTTGAGTTTTATAATGTTTTAAAAATTTAAACAACTTTAATTGTTTAGGTGTTAGCATTTTTCTTCCTCTCTATATCAGAAATCATATCTCCAATTTCATTTTTAATATAATCTAATTCATCAACTCCAAGTAAACCTGCAACTTGAATTATTGTTGCCATTCTTTTTTGTTGTATTGCTCTATCTTTATTTCTATCAATCATTTCTAATCTAGCTTCATCCATTAACAACCTCCTGTAAATCTTCCATTGGACTTTCTTCTATGTGTTGATAGTCATGTGACTGTTCAAATAAAAAGTATTCTATACTATCATATTCTCTATCGTCAATCATCAAACCAACATAAGCATCTGCACTATGTCTATTTAGAAATTGTTTTTCTAAATTAAATCTATCACTATGTTTAAACTTACTCATTACCATGTATTTTTTATTTGGTTTCTTACTCATTTTATTTTCTCCTTTTATTATATTTTTTATATCTACCCATATACATTTTACTAGGTTCATAATCCCACCTCTTACCATGATGTCCTCGTATATCTGCATACCACATTCTTAATCTTACTATTATTTTTTTCCAAATCATGTAATGTATATATCATGTTCTATATTAGTTCACAACTTTTTCTTTACATAAATTATTATCAATTAAAAACTTTGCCTGTCTTCCAAACCAACCCTGTAATTTCCAAGCCACTCCAGTATCAATTAATAATTGCCATGCTTGTAATTCTTCTTCGGCTGTATGTACTGGTATATATCCTTCAGCTATACCTACTGCTTCGTGTACTTCTGTCACTAACTTTTTATCTAACTTCATCATTTTATAACTCCTATAAAATTCAAACTCATCACTTGAGGTAAATGTTTTCTTACCATATAATGCTTTTGCTATTGTTATTTTTCGTTTCTTTCTAGCCATTCTAATTTTTCCTTTAGTATTACACCTATCATATGTACTTTACTATCATCCCTAACAGTCCAAGTAGTTTTATTTGTATCCCATATATCATACTTCCAACTTCCCCAATCATCTAATATTTCTTGCATCATTTGTTTAGTCATTTGTATTTTCTTTCAACTTTTTATAACCTTCACTCCATGGTTTTTTTATTTTTAATTTAACTACATTAGTTTTTATTTCTTCTATATCTTTTTTCTTTATATTAAATCCTCCATTATCCCATAGACCTACTGTAGTTTGTTGTTCCCAATCTAATACATTTACATCCATTGCTTTTGTATATGCATCAGATTTATTCTTTGCTTTTATATCAACATAATACATTACAGTTTCATAACCTTTAACTCTATATGTTTTCATAGTACCTCATCCAAGTGTTGATAATATTCCTCTTCATTTTCTTTTTCATAGACTGCTTTGTTATATGCATTCTTAACTACATCCTCATCTAAAAAATATCCAGTATCACCTTTATGAAAATATTTTTTAAATAAAATAGTTTGTACTTCTGGAAAAGTAATTGTTTCATGTCCTCTCTCTAATGAAGTTCTACTCATTACTATTTCCATAACTTCCTGTTCTACTTCTTGTATCGCTTGTTTAACCTTGCCCATTTTAGTATGTCCTCCCTCCTATAATTTAAAGATTTAACTAACCCTTCTACACTCCAATGTTTCTCATAAGCTAATTGTCCTATAGTTCTTGTATCTTTATTTACTTTAGTTCTATACTTTTTTATTGGCATACATCCTCCTCTATCTCACTTAAGTAATCATCAATAGTATTTGATATATCATCAGGTAATTCTACTATTGTTTTTTCTGTTCCATTAGTTAAGAATACTTTTACTAACCAACTATCTATTCTTAAGTCACCTTGTTTATCTACACTCATCTATTCTCCTTTGTTAGTTCTAAAAAATAATCCCAACCCTCTTCATTATCATCATTATATTCATAATTAATTTTAATTTTATTATTTTTTAAAACATCATTTACCTCATCAAGTATCAACTCAACTATCTCATGTGGCATTGATTTATAATTCCAACCCACCCAGTTTTTACATTTCATATTACACCTCCTACTTCTAAATCAAACTCTAACTTTTCTAACAAATCATTTCGTAACCATTCATCACCACTATTTAAATCATCACCAGTCTCATAGTCTACTTTGTTATACTCATCAGAATAAAAATCTAGTATCTGTTCTTTAAGTACATCAAACTCTTGCTTACCTCTAACTATTTCTACTAATAGTTTTATCTCTTCATTACTAAAATGTTTTTTTATTTCAGTTATAGTTTTCATTCATCCTCCCATACATCATCAATTGTAAATCCACAGTCACTATTTTGTGATTGTAGTTCATCCCATTTTTCTACTGGAATTTTTTCTGCTTTTGCTATTGCTTCTTTATCATCTTTAGCTTCAACATTTATTTCATACTGTTCATATACTGTATATCCACCTATTACTTTATATGTTTTCATTCCACCTCCTCTAAGGTATCTACATCAACATAATCTTGTAGATATTGTTTGCAATGTATCAATGCAATTTCTTCT